GAAATATTTTCGGTGGTTTAAAGACCACGTCTCTTGCCCAGACTTATCTCTTAAGTTCAAATTAATATCTTATGTTATATTTCGGTGATTTCACTTGTCGATATTTAATATATTATATTAATTTGTACAAATTCATAATCAGATTATAATTTTAAATTACGATTAGAGTTTATAATTATCTTTTGAAAAACAGGGCCCATTTTATATTAATATTCAAACATTCATTCATTTACTTAGTTAGTTAATTTATTAGTCGGAATTTCGTTTAAATTGGCCTTAATTTTGAAGATTTTATAAATAAAATCTCGTTTCTGTGTGGACTCCCTTGCAATATATTTTAGTTAGTTCCAATCCAAATTTCTTTTATTTTTAGTTTAGTTAATTCACTTAGTTATTTATTATTTTATTAGTCGGAATTTCGTTTAAATTGGCCTTAATTTTGAGGGTGTTTATAAATAAAACCCCGTCTGTGTGTATAACCGCAATGAATACAACCAAAATCAACGCCCCTAGTGCCAGTTACATCCTACCAAATTATTCAAACATCAAAGACGACCTACACAAAATTGTTCATCTCGAAGTTTTAGAAGATGACGACTCTGATTGTGAAGAAACATATGTAAATACTTGTTATGTTAATTCCGAATATGATTATTCTAAAACACTAAATAAACTTTTAATTGATAAATATTGCGAAGAGCATTCTAGCAATGATTTAGTTCCTTTTGTTAAGAGAGGTCCTGAATTTGACATCAAGAAAGGTTTTTGTTTAATTTTTGATGATCGAAATATTCCATGGAAGAAAACACAAGATTATGTTAGAATGAAATTTATTCAAGTTTTGCGAGATAGTCGTTTGTATGATTTTTATAACCCAGATTTATTAGATTCATTAATTTTTTATAGAACCGATTATGCAGATAATGGAAGATTGAATTTTGTTTTTAATATTGTTTTGTGGTTCTGTGAAATTGAAAGATCAAATCCATTAAGTTGGAAACTAAGAACAAACCAAAAATTTAAAGAATTTTTGTTTGCCACTGTTGATCATTTAATTCCTGGTACTGTCGACTATATTCCTTACATTTTGTTACAATGTTCCGAGACTAGATCCTCTTTTGTTTTAAATCTAATTCCTAATTTTTCAACATCCGATTTTTGTGGTCCTCTTGTTTTGAGGGCCTATGTTCATTATTATGGTTATTATAAATATATGGTTTCTTGGATTCATAATTGTTTTACTAGATGGTTTATTTATTATTGTGATTTTAATTTAGCACGTGCTAGCACGTATAGTTATTTGATTATTGGAATGTATCGTTTTACTTTTGACACACAAGAAGATAGAGACGAAGCTATGTATCGTCTTAGTCAACTTGTAAGTATGTTTGCTTTGTATGCTTACACTTACAAGCAAGCTCCCGAACTTGTCAATAGAGTTTTAGATTTTTTATTTACATATGTTCAAGAATTTAATCGTTTTTCTGTTTGTCGTTACAAATCCCATTTGTACACCCCTATTTATGTTCATATTTTTTCTGATATTACTACAAGTGTTATTTGGAATGGCTTATTAGGAGCTGTTCAATTTGTTTTGTCTGGAGGTGAATCAAACCCCGGACCTGTTTTTTCTAAATTCAAAGAGAATATTTCTTCCTATTATACTGGTTTCTTTTCTGCTGTTGAAAAAGTTCAAACAACTTTATCTTCTTTCAAAGATATGGGTGAACTTATAGTACATTTGATTCGTTTATTTACTAGTGTTTCTGATTTTATTTATTCCACATTGTATTCACGTTATGCCTCTCCGCTAGATTTTTCTTTTCGTTTAGTTACTCTTATTAAAAATACTTACGATATATACACAACTTTTCTTTCCGATCCTAGATTCACATCTAATAGAAGACCTAGGCATACTGTTGCCCAAGGTGGTGCTGTCGAAGCAATCACTTTAGGTATGATGATGTCTTTTCTGCCTCCTAAAATAAAAGCAATATTTAAAGATTTGCCTACATTTACTTCTGCGAAAGTTTTAGATGATCTCGACTGGATTTACGCCCTAACTGGATCATTAATAGCTCTCCCCAGACGCATAATGGAAGCACTCAATACCGATGTTGTTAAAAATATTCTAGACCCCGTAATAAAATTTTTATATAAAGTAGAAAACCTGTTCCCATTTTCAAAACTCCACCATTTCCTCCAAAAATTAGAAGATCACGAAAATTTAGTAAAAGCAAATAGAAGATTAATGGTTTCTCAAGAATTTTTTATAAAAACACAACAACTAGAAGAAGAATCACAAGCTTTGCAACGAGAATGTAAACAATGTAGACGAGACTTACCTGGATACTCACAAGACTCTTTCCAAAGATTTACGAGATTATTTAGAAAAATGAAATCTAATAGCGAACAAACTCGACCTGAGCCCGCTTGTTTCATAATGAATGGTCCCCCTGGCAGTGGAAAATCAACCCTATTGAATGCTCTTAAACGATCTTACACTAGAGCTGGTCACACTAGCTATGCATTTGCACAAATTGATGGAGAAAGCAAACTATTTTTTGATTCTTATGACCAATCCGATTTATTTATATTAGATGATATGGGTGCCACCGGAGATAAGTTATGGGGTATGTTAATAAATATGGTTTCAACTGTCCAACTTCCTCTTCCTGCTGCTGATGCTAAACTCAAAGACACAATATTTTTCACTTCTAAATTGATTCTAGGAACCACTAATCTCATTCCAAATTCTTTTCCACCTGATGTTATTAAAGAAAAATATGCATTGTATCGTCGTATCCACCAAATAAATTTCAGACATTGTACCTTTCAAAATGGGGTTTATAATGGTTTCATAACATTCGAAACCTGGAGTGATAAAAGCAATCAATGGATATCATATGCAAAAGTTGAGGCTGAAGATGGACATCTTGATCTTGAAAATATAGATTCTTTAATTAGACAAAAGATTGAAAAGAACAATGAAAATTACCATCGTAATATCGATGGTAATAATTATGTTCCCAAACCTTTGCCTGATTTCAGAAATCCAAAAGCTCAAGGCTACTCTAATGCAATCAACTCATTCATTGATATGGTAGTGAAGAAAACCCCAACAGCCGAATTCATCATTTCTAATGCTTTTGAATATGCCGCTGAGCTGCTAGACGCGATATCACTACATATACCTGAAATTAATCTAAGCCATACTATTGGCTTGTTATTATCAGTTATATGTGTTGGTTTTGGCGTCGTTACAGCTTACCGATATATCACTCAAGATTCCCATGAAGAAGAAGAACAACCCCTTGACAGAAGAAAACATCTCAAAAATATTCATTACTCTGCAAATAAAATACCTAAGAAAAACATCCACAAAATAGTTGCACAAGGTAGAAATGTCGATCTCAATGTTCCTCCTCAACTCACTCGATTTGGCTCCAATATGGTAAGAATAGATATACAATACATTTCTAAAAACGGTTTAGATCAAAATGTCAGACAAAATGCTTTAATTTCGAATTTAAATATATTAACCGTTTTCCATACAACCGTAGATAGAGATTCAACAAAACCCACATTTGTCAAAGTCTATTCCAAAAATAACAATATCCTATATGAAAGTGTTCCTATAACTATGAAAACTATGTCTATTGAAGGAGATTGGATAATTTTTGAAATGCCCAAAACTACTGTACAACTATTCAAGAAAATCAAAATAACAGATCCTACCAGCACCGAATTGTATCTAGCTATGGACAGCAACATAATTGATCTAAAATCTCGAGTTACAGATATGAACACCAGACTCTTTTACAGTCATAAAACATATGGTTCTCACCTTGAAAAAGGTGATTTACTATATGATATTGAAGGTGATGGAATGTGTGGTGCTCTTGTCGTAACAAAAGATGGCGGATTGATTGCTATGCACGTAGCTGCTGTAGAAGCTGACGAAATCAATGACCCTTGGTACGGAGTAGCTAGAATATTCTCTCAAAGTGATATAAAGAATATTATGAATGTGTTTGATAGTCAAGATGGATTTATACAACCTGTAAAACCTGAGAAATCAGTTTTTATAGGTGGGATAAATAAAGAAGATAAGACTATTGAAATTCATATTTCTAATGATGATGATGACGAATTTTTTGATGCTATGGATGATGATAAAATTTTGAATACTACTGATTTTCCTGTGTATGTAACTAAAGATAATAATAATTGTGAACAACTCATTCCCCAAAATAAATTTTCTACAATAACAACACCTGTGATCGATAAATTTATGAACTTGCAAGATTTATTAGAACATAAAAACACTGTAAGTAATATAGCATCTCACTCGGGTGTATATGTAGAAAATTTAACAGGTTTGTCAAGTTACACTCCAGATGCAACAGTATATATTCCCTCTCCTATTTTTGGTATTTTTCCCACTCAACGTAAACCCGCCTTTGAAGCACCTCCTGAACAACACAAAAAGAGTTTTCATGCAAAGCAATTGATGGTTCCAGCTGGAAACGTTAATTTGGTAACAACTGAATACGCTATGAGTATAATTGAGTGTGTACTAGGCGAAACAATCTCTTCACCTTTTGATATGTTCCAAATTATTCATGGTGATAACACTTTGAATCACATTGATCCTAACACATCAACAGGTTTTGCTATTCCTTTGACTAAAAGAGACTGTATTGACTACGAAAATAATGTTCTAACTTCTATCTATCACAATGATTTTCTCAAACCTTTCATAAATTCTTTCCATAAACCTTCCTACACCTATCAAAATTGTGCCATGCTAATGTTAAAAGATGAATTAAAAGATATAACAGATTTGAATGATGTAACCACTAAACCGAAGAAAATAAGATCTTTCACGGCATGTGATCTACACCAAACAGTTTTGTTGCGTTATTTCTTTGGTTCTCTCATATCTAGAGTCATGAAAGATAGAATGAAGAATGGTATCATGATTGGTATCAATCCTCTTTCATCTGAATGGGAAAGTATGATCGAACGTTTGCACTTTGTTTCTAAAAATAAAATTTTTGATGGAGATTACGCTTTTTATGACAAAAAGATGCAGCCTATCCTCCAACATAGGCTCAATGACATCTTAATATCTTTAGTTAATATAGACGCTGATCATTTTAATACAACCTTTGATGTTAACCTCACCAAAGATGAAATTTACACAACTTTGTGTAAATTATTAGAATGGATGATCAACACTCCTATAATTAGTGAACAAAAGATATTCATAAAAACACATGGTATGCCTTCTGGATCTCCTCTCACTGCTTTCTACAATTCTCTCATAAATGTCATATATATTGCATACGTATATAAGACTATCAAACCCGATGCTTCTATTCCTTCTTTTTTTTCAAATCTTTCACCTTGCGTTTACGGAGATGATTTAATCATATCTGTAAGTGATGAAGCTTCAACATTTTTCACACCTTCCAACTTTGCTGCTGTCATGCAAAGTATTGGATTAGATTTCACACCTGCCGAAAAAGGATTATCTTGGAAAGATATTCCTCCTTTTAAAAAGATTGAAGAATGCACTTTTCTTAAAAGATCATTTAAAATGCATCCACTTCTTAATAGGTTTGTCGCTCCACTTTCACTTGTCACTATAAGATCAACACTATCCTATGTTAAAGACCCTCTCAATCAATATCAACTGACGCTCGACAAATTGTATAACTTCCAACGCGAATTGTTTTTACATTGGGATATTTATGAAGATGATTTATCACATGTAATTAATTTTATTAAAGACAATGATATATCAATCCAATTTATTCCTATGACCAAAAAGCAATTAATAGAATTGTACAATAGAGGCGAGTACGCTGAATTATTAGTTATTTCTTAATTTATTTTTCCATTTCAATTGTCCGGAATGACATTAAACTATCACACCCTTTTCAACCATGACATCACAAAATAATACCACATCAATAACTAGTGCATCCAACAATGACCAAACCACTTTCGACGCATTCTCCCAATTGGGAGTTACCCTAACTCAACGACCCATAACCTCAACAGCATCGAGGAATGGGGCACCTGCAGAACGAACAGAAGGCGATGATGTGATTCGAGAAGCCCCTTGGACTCTCGACCACATGTTAGCCAGACCTAATTTTGTAGGCTCTATTCCTTGGTCTACTACTGCTGCTTCTCACACAGTCTTGGCCAAATATAGAATTCCACATGATTTAGTTTCCGTTAATACACTAACCCAAACTCCTTTCAACTCTTTCACATATTGGAATGGAAAAATCAAAATTATGGCCCAAGTGGCTGGCTCACCCCAGACACAAGGGTGCGTAATGATGACTTTCATTCCTCTCTCCGATCCTCAATTCATAGATTCAACATTAGTTTCAAACTTCAGCGCTCTTTCTATCAATGATTCAAACTATCTTTTTTCGAATGCCAACACAGTCGCAACCTCTACTATCGATTTCAATTCTCCCTATTCATATTTAAATATCAAAGAAGTAACCCCAGCGACTCAAACAAATACTTTAGGGTATTTGTATTTCACAGTTCTCAATCCGCTCCTTTTGTCAACTTCATCGTCTGATACAGTTTCAATCAGTTTGTTCTCTATTTTTGAGCAAAACAAATTCAAAGTTCCTCGTATTAGTGGTTTCACCTCTTTCAAGAGAGTAAAACCACAAGGTAAAAATCTTCCAGCTAGTCCAGGTCCACTCCAATCAATAACTAAAATCGCTAATTCAGTTATGCCCGAAAACATAATTGGTACAGCTCTTGATTCAGTTTTTGGCGCTTTGGGCTTAGATAAGCCTATCAATCCTCAATACGATCCTCCAAATAAAGTTGTTTCAACACAACTAATGAATTTTTGCTCAGGAGAAGAACGAATAAACAAATTGACCATTCAAGGTTGTGAGACTGCACACCTATCAGAACAAACCTTTGCCACCTCAGTCGATGAAATGTCCCATGATTATCTCTACAAGAAATTGTCCTATCTTGGTTCTTTCTCAATGCGAACTACTGATGGAATTGGTCAAGTATTGGCTTCTTTTCCAATGAACCCTATTCCAACAAGAATTCAAAATGAGTCAGAGTCGAAGCTTCCGTTGATTTCGTACCTATCCATACCATATCAATATTGGAGAGGTGGATTGACTTATCATATGCAAGTAGTTGCTACTTCTTTGCAAACTGCTAAAATCTACATTGCATACAACTATGGTGAATATCTTCCCCAAGTCACTCCCGCTCTCGATATGATAACATCTCAATATGGTATGGGTTTCGAAATCAATCAAGGATCAAACCAAGTAGATTTCACTGTTCCGTTTATTGCTCCAACTCACAACTTGCATGTTCCAAACTCAAATCAACCTTCTATCTATGATACAATGGGAATGATCAATATTTGTGTGTTGAATCCCCTAGTTGCCACACAAGGCGCTCCACAAGAAATAACTATGAATTTATTCATAGCAGGAGCTCCTGATTTTCATCTAGATACTCTAACCGCAGGTAAACAATTGTACCCATTTAACCCTATCAAACGTCAAGAACAAAGCAAGAAGAAGATTCGATATGTACGTGCTGAGTCAGCGGAAGAAGACATTGAAATCATTGAAATTCCAACGATCACTCGAATCAACAAAGTCAAAGCACAAGGAAAAGAATTAGAAGCAGCTCAACCTCTCATAACACCTGCAATCGACACAGATCTTGCCACAGCTAATCCCGCTGGACCAGCTGAGACATCTGGTGAACCCGAAAAACCCAACGCACAGAAAATCATTCCAGGAGTTAGAGAACCTCTCTTGAAATATCAAATGATGGAATCCATTATTTTGATGAATCCAGAGAATGTAGCAGAAGCTGATGTCCATGTGATCAGAATTTCTGATTACTTTGGTGCTTACACACCAGATTCCACTGCTGTTATTCCTATGAATCAAACTCAACTCCCGTCGCGAGGCTTATTCACTTTTTATCAACTACTGTATCGACAATTCAAAGGAGGACTCAACTTCAAAATTATGCTCCCCGACGACAGATATAGAATTAACTACACTTTTATGATCTTTTACATTCCACCCGTGTACAATAAAGTTGTAGCTAATACTGACTGGCGCCCTGTTTTGCGTAATCAAATCTTGAGAACATCATCTGATCCTCTTTCCTTCAATGATCGAACCTCACAATATCAAAGACCCGATATGACTCGGCTCCCAATTGACTATGTAAATGGTATCAACGCCACTGCTGAATTCAGTGTCCCTTTTTCATCTCGACTATCTTCTATCTTATCCAAATCAGGACCTAATTCTGAAAATGAATTGGAACTTTCTGAATTGTGTGATTTAGGACATATCGCCATTTACTATCAAACTAAAGCTAATAGACCAGCTGTTCAGCCCTATACTCGAGCCCACATATTTATGAGTCTTTCAGACGAAGCGCGTTTTGGAACGCTATTTAATATTCCACAAATCTCAGTGAACTCCTTCAGAAATGATGCTGGAGAAGTCACCACAAGCCCCTTACCAGATGACTATGGTATTGGAGCGCCTATTGCTAACACTTTAACTATACTTTAATTTATTTATTTATTTTACTTTCATTTACTTTTATTTATTTTATTTTATTTATTTTATTTCATTTATTTATTTATTTATTCATAAAAACACAAAAATACAAACAAAAATTATAAAATACAAAAATACAAAAACATTTAAGGCACCCGTTGTAGAATATATTTTTATTTCTCGTTGAAGTTGGCAACCGTCGCACGCGGGCCTCACGCACATTCGTGAGAACTAAGTTCCCCTACACTGTGTTCCGTGTAAAAAGCATATATCGTACGGTGCTACTTAACTAATAAATCTTTTGATGATGGACTTCCCATTAAAATTATTAGAGCGGTACCTGAGTAATTACTGTAACAGTTGGTAATTTTCTCTCGGATCTACGGATCACGACAACTACGATAGTGTGATTATGCACGCTGCATAAGAAGAAGCACAACCCTGGGCTTAGGCCTTTATGAGCTGGTAACTCGTAAAGGTGTGTCAATTAAACCATTTAAGAATATTTTAAACGTTATGCTAGCGTTTTAAAATCTACAACATATAGCATCTCTTAGAAAAGGCTAAGGATATTCCAATTTATTTATTTATTTTATATTA